CCTTTTTTGTTTCTCAAAGTATACAAATATAGGACATCGATGTCACATTTTTGCATGAATTTTTCTTAAGATTTCATGCAAACTTAGGGTAAACCCTATATATGACATAAAACAAAAAAGTTTCCCGAACGGGAAGAATGTACGAAAAAGTAGCATAAAGTACACAAAACTTACCGAACGGGAAAGTTACTAATATAAAAAATTACTGTCTAGTAACTTTACAATAAGCCGTAAATGTATAAAATACGGCTCAATTTATACATATAGGTATCAATGTATATACTAAATATATACTTTTAGGTATCAAACTGGGGATTATTGCACTGCAATAGTGAAAGTTTGTTTCATGTAACATTTTTGACTCTGTAATCTAGAGTCATGTTTACTCTATTCTTCCTATCAAACACAACAGTAATGTTGTATTTTTCTATTCCTCTGTAATTCCAACCCAAAGCACTGGATGGTCTTTTCCAAGGGCGAATGTTTTGATGGGCTCATGGCTGTTCACGTCCACGTTACACGCCCATTTAACGGCTTGCTGAGGCTCTAATCCCATCCTCATGCATACCTCGGCAGCCATCGCTCCGCTGCCAATCGCCATGAAGGTTCTAACACGTTCCCATTCCAGGTCATCTCCGCAGGAAAACAATCCTTCGGCCGTGATTTTTAGAAAAGAACTATCAGCTTTAAGCTTAGGCTTGGTCTTATTCTTTTTGCTGACATAGTCCAGCACCTTTTCAGCATCGCAGTAGTTTCCAGCAACGCCTAGCCAGCCACCATCGATGGCAAAGACCTTGTCCTCAAAGTACTTGATGCCAGCATCCGAATCCGTAAACTGGCTATCTGCAACTAGTATTTTACGGCCCCAATCGCCTATAATAGTGGTCATTTTGACTCCTCGTAAGTCAATGAATGTTATCATAAATTATGTATAGAAATAGGAAATTACTGGATGTTATTAGGCAATCCCCATGCCAGGCGTGTGGTCGAGAAGACGGCACAGTTGTGGCTGCACATTCCAATCAGCTTCGGGACGGTAAAGGCAGAGGACTTAAGGCAAATGATTACCGCATCGCAGCATTATGCTCTGTCTGTCACCAAGAAATCGACCAGGGTACCAAGCTCTCCAAGGCTGAACGTATTGAAAAATGGGAAGAAGCACACCGCAGCACAATTGGCTGGTTATTTGAAAACAACAAAATAAACACTACCTATTGACAAAAATAGAATACATCTGCTATATTTAGTAGGTCCTTAAAAAAGACAGCCAACACTTGTACCTAGCAGTCAATGGTCGGCAACGCAAGCCCCCCGCAGGTGATCCACGATCCCTCCAGAGCCCTTAGATTTCCCCTGATCTAAGGGCTCTTTCTTTTGTACTTGCACAAAATAATTTTCACGCTATACTTGGCAAATGCTAGGTATCAGTGTTGGGGAACACTACGATGGATTTCGTTTGTGTTCCTGACTCTGTTACTTACGTCTAGCCCGTACTCATTGGTGTTGCTACGGTAAAGGCTGTAAATACCCCTAGAAACTACTATGGCAGAAATGCCCCCAGCTTACCGTTATTGCTTGGTAAGAAATGGGAACCGTCCTGTATGGATAGACCGATGATGTGATAATGACAGACCTAGGCACGACAAAGACATCGAAGCAATATGTACCACAAGAACTCAGCAAGACCGAAGCACCTATTCCTCATAGTAGGGATAGGTGTATCTTGAATCTAGCAATCCCGAAAATTTGGAGGTCTTATGAAATGTATCTGTAATCTGAGTTTTATGAAGGTAGAATGGCTACACCACAGAAAACGTGGGTATTGTTCTTATAACTGTAGGCTTAAAGATGTCTTAAAAAGACGAAATGAAAACAGCGAAATTTAACCAGGCCGTACATGATGCTTGTGATCCTCCAGCCAGGATAGCTATCACTCAATATGTAAAAGATGTTTGGAATCTGACGGCCGTGGAATATCAGCTATACAAAGTAGATTTGCTGATACAGAATTCTGATGGAAAGTCAATCGGGTACGCAGAGTTAGAGATGCGTGACTGGGAAAACTGTCCATTCAATACCATTCATATTCCGCAGCGTAAGAAGAAATTGTTTAACAATGATATGAGAACCATTTATTTTGTGGTCAACCGCAGCTTGACACGGGCGTGGTATGTAGACACTAACATCATTACAGAACAACCACTTAGAGAAATTAGAAATACTCGCATCGCTGATGGCGAATATTTTTATGATGTACCTAAGGGTTTGTTCTTAGAAATTAACTTGAATACGGCTTTGTAATTTGATAGAATAATAGCTCCAACTGCTAGGAGCCCGTAATGGATTTTATTAACGAACAGATTCACGAATTAACCGACACTGTAGTACACCTCGATACAGAACTGACAAAAGCAAAAGATATTATTGCGGCCCGTAGATGGGATGCAACAGACATAGAAGTAGATTGGATACACGATCTCGTCACTGAGTTAAGAGAGCAAGTACGCATCCAAGAAATTGAGATTGCAGCGTTGACAGATAGTCGCAATATGTTCCAGGAACGTAATGCCGACTTGATCCGCCAGCTCAAAGCACTTAAAAAGAAGAAGTAGTATGGAGTTAGCTCTTAGAGAACACCAAACTGGTGTTGTGGAAGTATTGCGCCAAGGATTTAAAGACGGCCATCGCTGCCAACTTCTATACGCACCTACTGGATTTGGTAAAACTGAAGTAGCCATTTATTTAATGAAGGCTACGGCAGACAATTATCACAAGGCAGCTATGGTATTGGATCGTATTGTATTGATCGACCAGACCTCGGCCCGTTTAGATAAATATGGTATCGGCCATGGCGTTATACAAGCGCAGCACAAGCGCCAAGATAAAACCAGGCGCATTCAAATCTGCTCGTCACAAACTATCGAGCGCAGAAATAATTTTCCTGATATTGATTTAATGATTGTCGATGAGTGTCACATCACTCGCTCTGCAATTACTAAAATCATCAAGAACAATCCTAAGATTAAAGTGATCGGTCTTACTGCTACGCCATTTACTAAAGGCCTGGGATCGATTTATTCTAATGTCGTATGCGCTTCGACTACTGAGTCATTAGTTGATACTAAATGGTTGTGCCCGCTCAAGGTTTATATCGCTAAAGAAATTGATATGACGGGCGTCAAAAAGATTGCAGGCGAATGGAGCCCCGATCAAGTGACCGAGCGTGGTATGCAGATCACAGGTGACATTGTTACCGAATGGGTTAAGAAAACGCATGAGATATTTGGCGGCCCTAAAAAGACGATTGTCTTTTGTGCAGGCGTCAAGCACGGCCAAGATTTAGCAGAGCAGTTTGCCAGGAAGGGTTACAACTTTGTCAGCGTATCGTATCTTGATAACGCAGAATATAAACAGGAGGTTATAGATGAATTCGCCAAGCCAAACAGTAGTATTCATGGGCTTATCGCTACTGATATTCTTACTCGTGGCTTCGATGTGCCTGATGTTTGCATTGGGATATCAGCTCGCCCATTTAGTAAGTCTTTTAGTTCCCATGTTCAGCAAATGGGTCGGGTCATGCGATCTCATCCTAGTAAACAATTTGGTCTATGGCTAGATCATTCGGGTAACTATCTGCGCTTTCGCAATGACTGGGACAGCGTGTATGCTGATGGCGTTAAAGATTTAGATCACACGGGCGAGAAAGCGAAAAAAGAACCGACCGAAAAAGAAAAGAAAGAGTGTAAATGTCCTGCTTGTGCAGCGCTATGGCCGAAGGGTAGTTTATCCTGCGCCAGCTGCGGTTATGTACGGCCTCGAAAACAGATCGAGTCATTAATGGGTGAGATGGTTGAGCTGCGAGCTCAGAGCAAATCATCCATGGATGTGAAGCAGAATTTTTATTCTGAATTAATTTATATTGCTCAGCGCAAAGTCTATAACATTAACTGGGCTGCCAATAAGTATCGTGAGAAGTTTGGCGTATGGCCTCGTGGTTTGAAAGAGCATCCACGCAGTGCCAGCTTAGAGACAGAGCGCTGGGTTAAGAGTCGCAATATTGCCTGGAGCAAGCGGCAACATAAAATGAAAGTAGCCAATGGAGTTTAGTGATTTTTGCAGGGCCAATGGTTTGATTGTTAATCACAGTTTGCAATACGATAAATGGGTCCCCACGCCTACTGTAGATCATCCCCGTTCGAACAATGGGAGGTATAAATTTTTAGGGGAAGTAGGCTGGGCTATTAACTGGGCCACGATGGATAAACCAGCGACCTGGTTTGCCGATGGCAAGACAAAGAATAGTCCTGAGATCCGAGCCCGTATTAATACTTCTAATACAGAGCGTAAGCAACTGGCCGATATCGCTGCTGATCGTGCGGCCTCGATCATGGAGTGCTGCCGCCTTGATACCCATCCTTACCTGGAGAAAAAAGGTTTTGAGAAAGAACAGGGTAATGTATTTATTAAAGACGCCAGGAAGATCCTAGCTATTCCAATGCGGTGCAACTCCCAATTGGTAGGCTGCCAGCTCATTGATGAAGAGGGGCGTAAGAAGTTCTTGCATGGTCAAGTTAGTAAAGGCGCAGTATTCATGATTGGGACAAAGGGCACACCGATCTTTTGCGAGGGGTATGCGACTGGCCTGTCCATCCGTGACATCCTGGGCAAGCTTAATTTGCCTCATGTTATCTATATATGTTTTAGTGCAAGCAACATGGAGCTGGTAGCACGGAATGTCGGGCGGGGTATAGTCGTTGCTGATAATGACCCCAACAGTATCGGAGAGCGCAGCGCCAAAAATACAGGCCATCCGTATTGGATCTCCGAGACAGTCGGGGAGGATTTCAACGATTATCATTTAAAACACGGCACATTCAAAGCGAGTCAGTCCTTAAAGAAGTTGCTACTTTCCTTAAAAAACGGGCCTCAATCTGCCTGATCCTTTCACGAGTGAGAGTATAAGTACCACCCACCGATTGTAAAGTATGGCCTTCTGATCGCATTTTTAGGATGTTCCAGTACTTTTCCCGCAAAGCCTTGGAGTTCGACTTAAACATCAAGTCAAACTCCTTGCGCTCAGGAAAAGGCACCAGCTGAACCTGATCACCTATAAAAACGGGTACCTTTCCCTTGCATAGACTTAGGTTCATTTGCCGCACTCGTCATTGACATAAACCTGGGCCTTGTGCCACCACGGCTCAGCAAATCTCTCATAGTCAGGGTTGAGTAACTGCGGGAATGCATCCATCAGAATTTTGAGGTTCTTATCATCCGCACACAATGCCGTCTCACTGAGGTTATAGGCAAAGCTGCCCATGTTACGCAGCTCACGGCAGCGCTCTAATAATTTATCTCTGTTCATTTTTTTTATCCTCAATATTCACATAACCATTTTTATCTATGTAGTAAGCGTCCCCTGACTCTTTAGCCTTGATCAGCTCCCTATACTGCCACTTGGCGTTAGCCTCCATCCACTTCTGTGCGTCCTTGTCATTTTGGTTCATGCTCTTGCTCCTTGTTAGAAAATAAAATCTCACCTTCAAATATTGCGGGTATCAAATATCCGTCATAGCCGTGCTCCACCATAAAATCATCGGCTTCAATCTCCGTCATGACTAATTGCGCCTCAATCTCATGCAAGATCACCATCGGGAAGGAGTCCTTGCCCTTGACAAAGTCCCCGAACTCCATGCGGCCGAAAAATACTAAATGTTTTTCCATCTCTTTTTTCCTTAAATTGTGAAAATTCAAAAATTACGCCTCATGCTAAAGCAAGAAATCGGTTCGATCCCGTGCTCCGCTCATTTTTTCCCCAGGCGGACAAGCCAGGAGCAGGCAGCCAGGAGCATATACAGGCCGCCTATTACCAGGCCGAAGGCCAGCAGATCCTCCGATACCTGGCAAAAATCCCTTAGAAAATAATCTAATGCGCTCATTTTCTGTACAGCTCCAGGATGAGCAGCAGCTGCTCCCCGTCCAGGATCCCACGAGCAAAGGCCAGGGCCAGCGCTCTACTGATTTTTTGCTTCTCAGTCATACAACCCCCTTAAAAGTAACGGCAGCACAATTGCAGCCCCTTAGTCCTCCACTGGGAAGGCCTAAAAGAAGCAACTAAGCAGCTTGCTGGATCCTGATCACCTTGTGCATTGTCAGCCCGTGCGCTGGGTAAGCGATCACCTTGTTTTTTTTGTCATAGCAGGCCCTACAGCCGCTACACTTGCCCCCGTGCTCATATGCCTGGCAAACCTTCACGCCTTTTGGAGCGTCCCCTGCTTGGGGAATGATCACGGACCCGTGCAGCCCCTTCTCATATTCCCCTGTAACGCTGTCACTACTAAAACGGACGGCCACATTTGGCAGCGCTTGCATTTTCGCAAACACTGGCCCAAATTTTTTAAACTTGTGCATCCTGGTAGGCAGCCAGTGATTAACCCAGGGCGTCCGCTTCATTACCTCCAGGACCTTTTTAGCTAGATCCACACTGTACAGATCCCCGCTATCTAACCAGCGAAAATAACGGGAAGAGTCCAGCTCCTGGACCATGTCACGGACCCATTCAGAACGCTGCCAGTCTTCCCTGTTATCCAGGCGGGGCTGCTTTACATTCGGATAACGATAATTTCCGTTTACTGCATAGCAGCCAGCGCAGGCAGGCACCAGCTGCCCACCTTCTAGCGATCCTGGGCAAGTGTCACGGGCCTGGAGAGACCAGGAGAGTATCCCGTCCAGCTTGCTAGTTTTAGATAATCTAATCATGATAAATGCTCCTTTTCTCTGATCTCATCAATGGCAGCGCTTACGCTGTGAAAATTGGCGTCCGTGAGCGCAGCCTGGAAAGCGTCCAGGATCCTGATCCCGTCCCAGTCAAAGTACTGAGCGATCATTACGCCCAGGGCCTCTGCATCACTTACGCCCGCCTGATAATCCCGCTCATAGTGTGAGCGGATAGTGTCCTGGATAAGGTCCTGCAGCTGCTCACTCATTCCAGCCCCCGTCCTGCTCATCTAAGAACTGCCAAAAATCGTACTGGTCCAGGCGGCCACGATAAACCCTGGACAGCTCCTGCTCCAGGCCTTCGACCCCGTACAACCCAGCCCAGTACCCTTGAAAAGCGTCCTGGAAGACCCGCTTCACGCTGCTGGGTAGTGGTGGGTAGAAATTTGTTTCCAGGTGCATCAGCAGCCCCTGGGCACGACCTGCAGTCTCAATAATAAAATCTAGATCTTTCATAAAACCCCCATATGGTTTAAAGCGGCCAGGGCACAATTACCCAGGACCACGGACAGCAAAACAGCAGCAGCCAGGCCGCTGAACTCACGACAAAAACCTAAGAGATAATCTCTCATTTTTTCCCCTTCCTTCTTTCAGTTAAAACAGCACGAGCAGCAGCCAGGCGGATCTCATCCTGCCGATCATACGGCCCACGCCTGTAAACCTTTGCGCTGTCTTCCTTGCGCTTGACATACTCTCCCAGTGGGAGCTCTTGCACTTGTTTAAATTCCATCTTGAAACCTCCTAGCAGTTGAATTGTTTAAGTGTCATCTAGTGACGGATTGATTATAAACATAGGCCCCAAAACCCTGTCAAGTGTTTTTGCGTAAGTTATTGAAATATATTTTCAACCCTGGAAAATCAGCGCTCTAGCGGGCGTTACTTGTGCACCAGGTGCCAGGGAAAAGTAAAGCAGGGCATGCTGGCCCGCTCTAATTTTTAAAAAGGCGGCAAGGTGCGAAGCACAACAGCGCTGCAGCTGTAGGAGAGAATACCCAGGAAGAGAGAGTAACCAGGTAAGTACTCTATCTATTGTCCCCTACCAGGAAGTTAGTCTATACTTAGCGGGTATGAATATACCTACCAAGTACTTATGAAGAAACTATCCAGGAAGGAGATCCAGGAAGGGCTGCAGCAGGTGCCTATCGAGCGGGTAATACTGGGAGCTGCTGGGCCTAACGGGATCAAGCTTACCAAGAAGCAGAAGGCCTTCGCTCAGGCAGTAGTAGAAACTGGGAATAAGACAGAAGCATACCGCAGGGCCTACAATACGGACGGCAAAAGAACCACGGCAGCAGCAGAAGCGCAGAAGGTGGCCAAGACCCCAGCAGTGGCCACTTACATACAGGCCCTGGAAGCGGCTCAGGAGGTGAGGGAATATCTTTTACCCGCTCGTTTAAGGGAGATGGCAGTACAAAAGCTCTCCAGCATGGCTCTCAATGATGAGCTCAAACCCTCCGAACAGCTCAAAGCCTTGGAGCTCGTGGGCAAGATGTCAGAGGTGGCTCTATTCTCTGAGCGCAGGGAGATAGTCCACAGCCTGAACTCTGCAGATCTAAAGGCCCAGCTGATGGATGCTGTCCAGGCAGCAATCAATAATTCCAAGACCCTGCATTCCAAGACCAAGCGATCAGCGGCCGAGCTCCTGGCAGAGATCACCCAGGCGAACGGCTCCCAGGATGTTGAATACCAGGCAGCCAGGACAACAGACCAGGAACCAGGCAGCGACCAGGCAGCAGCCGAACCAGCCAGCGCTCTTCCTGGGGAGCACCAGGAAAATCAGGATTCTCGACCCCCCACCGAGGGGCACCACCCTTTTTTTGGCGATCCCACTGCCAGCCATTTGCATACTATTTCGCACAATGGATCACCAACAGGGGAGGGGGATATAAATCCTATCCAAGTGTTAGTAGGCACTGACATAGAAATGACCCCCTTACCAAATTCTGAACAAACATAGGGGGGTATATTTTTATGAAAGCAAGCATTCACATTGAAGTATATGACGATACGGGCGAGACCATGATGACTACGATGGGAGAAGGTGATGCGCTTGAGCTGGCTAATGAAATGATTGAGATGGCGATTAATGGTGGCTTAGATGACTTTGTAGGAAATGAGATAGAGACGCATACAAAACAATGACACCCCGCTTAGATGCCCGTAAAGCCAAACAAACAAAGTATGAGGGTTTACCCTGCATACACGGACACGGCACTTTACGCTGGACGGCCAATGGAGCTTGCGTTAGATGCAGGACCTTACAAAAAGCAAGACAATATTACGAGAAACAAGCAAAGAAGACATTAGGTAAACCAGGCCGTAAACGTAAACATGAAGATGATGTAGTACCCAAAAAACCGCAAAACCCAAAAAACTATTATGACAGGACTACCGACATTGGCAAATGGATCTACCGATCTAAAACGGGCAAAAACAAAAAAGCCCGTAAGGAACTCTTGGAGGATCACTACAAACAATTGATTGTTAGTCACTGCCCACTTCTTGGAATAAGACTGAGCTACGAAAATTATAAACTGGAAAAAATGCCTGATAACTACGCTACCTTAGATCGCATTGAACCCAACCTGGGATATGTCTTTGGCAATGTCCAGATTATCTCCTACCGTGCCAATACGATTAAAAACAGTGCCACCTTAGAAGAGATGGCACTCATTGTAAAAAATTGGAGCGCCCGTGAAAAGCTTTGAGCAATGGAAGATGGACATGGATTTAACTGTGGCTACCTATGATGCGAAAATACAACGCTTGCAGATGGAGATAGATGCGATGAAGGCCGTCAGGGATTCTTACGCCTGTGCCTCCTATCCTGGCTGCTTTAAAAGATTAAGCAACTACGAACCTGGTATGGAGGATTGCGGTAAATGACTCCTGCACAAAAAGAGATCTACCTAGTCATAGAGCAGTGGTGGGCAAAGTTTGGCTTTGGCCCGACTATTGATGACATCATGCATATCACTGGAGACAGGGGACGAGGTAATGTAGCAAGAAAGATGAAGCTATTGATAGAGATTGGTCTATGTAAGGGCAATACCCGTAGAAGTAGATCGATACGGCCTGCTCATATTAGAGGTAAGGATATCTGTGGATAATCTACTGGAGATCGTAGACCAGCTGCCAGAGGCAGAACGGGCGGCCTTGATGCCGTTGGCGATTGCCTATCAAGATGCGCTGACCAGAGAAGCGGGCCAGGATGACTTTATGTCCTTTGTACAAACCATGTGGCCTAACTTTATTCACGGCCAGCATCATGCATTGATGGCACAAAAGTTTGAAGAGATTGCCAGTGGCAAAACCAAGCGGCTGATTATTAATATGCCGCCTCGCCACACCAAGTCTGAATTTGCCAGTTACCTTTTACCTGCTTGGTTCTTAGGAAAATTCCCCAATAAGAAAATTATTCAATGTTCAAACACGGCCGAGCTTGCAGTAGGCTTTGGTCGTAAGGTTCGTAACTTGGTAGACGGAGATAAATATGCCAAAGTATTCCCTAATGTATCTCTTAGATCGGATAGTAAAGCTGCTGGTCGTTGGTCTACTAATGCTAACGGGGAGTATTTTGCTATTGGTGTTGGTGGTACTGTTACTGGTAAAGGTGCTGATCTGCTCATTATTGATGACCCTCATTCCGAGCAAGAAGCAGCACTTGCAGCAGGGGATCCTAGTGTTTTTGATAAGGTCTACGAGTGGTATACTTCAGGTCCTCGCCAGCGTCTGCAGCCTGGAGGATCTATTGTAGTAGTGATGACCCGCTGGTCTAAGCGGGACTTAACAGGCAAAATCTGCCAGGCCATGATCGATCGTGATGGCGATGAATGGGAGATTATTAGCCTTCCTGCTATCAAAAAAAATGAAAAACCATTATGGCCAGAGTTCTGGTCGTATGAAGAGCTTTGCAAGCTGCGAATTGAATTGCCGCTTTCCAAGTGGCAAGCCCAGTATCAACAAGACCCAACTTCCGAAGAAGGCGCCATTATCAAACGGGAGTGGTGGCAGGTCTGGGACCAAGAGCGGCCTCCGCAATGCGATCACGTGATTCAATCTTGGGATACGGCCTTCACAAAATCGGAACGGGCAGACTACTCCGCCTGTACAACCTGGGGTGTTTTTTACCTCAATGAAGATAAAAATGATGCCAACATCATCTTGTTAGATGCATTCAAAGAGCGTATGGAGTTTCCCACGCTCAAACAAAGAGCCATTGAAATGTACAAAGATTGGCAGCCCGATAGCTTTATTGTGGAAGCCAAAGCCTCTGGTGCGCCACTGATCTTTGAGCTGCGTAGGATGGGCATTCCCGTCCAAGAGTTTACACCGACTCGTGGTAACGATAAAATATCAAGGGTAAATAGCGTATCAGATCTTTTTGCTTCTGGCAAAATCTGGGCGCCTAGAAAAAGATGGGCAGAAGAAGTCGTAGAAGAGTTAGCGGCCTTTCCTAACTCTGACCATGATGACTTGGTCGACTCGACTACCCAGGCATTATTGCGCTTTAGACGTGGCGGGTTTATTACCCTGCAAACAGACGAACCTGATGAGCCGCAAGAATTCAGGCGTAAAAAGGGGTACTACTAATGAATAGTATTCCAATTTGGTGGAAAGAAAAAGCCTTTAGTCCGCAATTATGCGATTTGATTATTGGCGAAGCAAACTGGGCGCAAGAGCAAGATGCAGGGTTTGTCTATCAAAATCAAAAAAAT